CGCATCCATTGGAAAAATAATCCAGATGGGTGAAGACGCATATAACAGGGATGACATGTCAAAGGCTTGGGCAAAATTAGGAGATTACGTTATGTTCGGAAAATACGCTGGACACCGATTCAAATACGGTGAAGCTGAATTACGAATAATGAACGATGACGAGATTCTGGCCATAGTGCCAGATATAAAAAGTGTTAGCTAAAGCATACTTTGTAGCATAGGCTACACTTTATTCCAACCGTAGCAATTCTGCTACGCAATTTAATATTAAATCTTTGGAGAAAAACCAATGCAAGTAGTACATGATGTATTGGGTAAAGGCAAAAAACCCAAACGTATTGTTGATGACGGAAAGGAAGAAAAACTAGAGCCGTTAAAGGCAGAAGTTCTAGGAAACCTAGACGAAGAAAAAGTTCTTCCAGAAATCGAAGATCAACAATATGTTGAAAATACCTCGGAGGAGGAATCGCAAGATGATTCCGAAGAGGTAATTGCCCACCCTGAAAGTGAAGAGGAAGCTATTCCTCAAACTGAAAGGAAGAAAAAGAAGAAGACTTATCAAGACCGTATCAATGAGCTTGTGAAAAGAGCGAATGATGCTGAACGAGAAAGAAATAAGTTGTTTACTGTTAATCAGTCTTTGACTGGTGAAATGCAGAAAATGCAACCTGACTTTCAAAAAGCTCGTGAGGATTTGTATGAATCCAAGAAAAAATCAGCAGAAGAAGCTTTGACAACGGCTCGTCTTGATCATAAGACTGCTTATGAAAGCGGTGATTCCGACAAACTTCTTGAAGTATCGGAAAAAATCGCTGACTTGAAGTATGAACTTAAAAATCTTGAATCTTCTCCTAAACCGATTGAACAAAGCGTAAGCGATCAAACAAGTGGTAGAGCAACGGACTTACCGAAACCACAAGTTGATCCGAAGGCTTTGAGGTGGTCTCAAGAAAATACTTGGTTCGGAAAGGACGTAGCCATGACAGGTGCGGCCTATGGTATAGACAACCAGTTGAAGAACGAAGGATATGATCCCACCTCGGATGCTTATTACGCTGAGATTGATCGCAGAATGAGAGAAGCTTTCCCTAATAATTTTGAAGGGGATGAGCCTCGACAAGTTGTAGCTGGTGTAAACCGTACTACCCGTTCCACACCTAAAAGAGTTCGACTTTCCGAAGGCCAGATCGCAATGGCCCAGAGGTTAGGTGTGCCAACTAATGAATATGCGAAGTTTGTAAAGGAGCAATAATGATGATTGCAAAAAAAACTAAACAAACAGTCCGTTCCCACAAGGAACGCAAAAAAACTTATGTACCTCCTAGTAGTCTGGATGCACCCTCACCCCACTCTGATGATATTAAATACAGATGGATAAGGGTTCAAGCGGCTGGAGAGGACGATCCACGAAACATAGCCAAGCGGAGACGTGAAGGTTATGAATTTGTTCGTGCTGAAGAGCATCCAGATGAAACCTATGCCGTACATGAAAGCGGAAAGTTTGCTGGAGTTATCGGTAGTGGAGATGTTGTTTTAGCTAAGATTCCTAAAGACCTCGTTGATTCAAGAAATGAATGGGTAAATACCCGTACAAGAAATCAGCAAAGGGCTGTAGATGAAAGTCTTTTGAAAGAACAACATCCTTCAATGCCTATAAACCAACAACGATCTTCCGATATATCACACGGGCGTAAAAACCCTCAGTTTGATGAATAGCATGAGGCTACTTTTATAATACGGTTAATTTATCCTAAATAGGAGAATTAAATGGCAAATGTTGACGCACCAAATGGTGCTAAACCGGTACGTCATTTGACAGGTGGTGTTATCAGGGCTAGAGAATGGAAAATAGCTTCTGGTAGTTCAACTAGTATTTTCACTGGAGATTTCGTTAAGTTACTGGGCACAGGCTATATTGATATAGCTGCTGCTGGTAATAGACTTCTTGGTGTTTTTGCTGGATGTAAATACACTGCGTCAGATGGTACACCAAAATTCGCAAAATATTGGCCTGCTAGTACTGCTACTCTAGGTTCTGCTGATGTGACAGCTTACGTCTACGATGATCCGCAAATTATTTTTGCGATGCAAGGAGACGGAACTGACGCATTCGCCGATGTAGGATCCCTCGCTAACTTTGTAACAACTGGCGGTTCGACCACTACTGGTCAATCCAAAAGTGAAATTGATACAAGTGATGCGGGTACGGCTCCTGCTAACCTAAGAATTCTCGGCATAACTGCCGATCCAAAGAATGCTTGGGGGGCGAACGCTGAACAGGAAGTTCTAATCGTTGAACACGAATTGAACGTACACACTGTTCGTGGCGATGCAGATGGAACTCCGGGAGTATAATATATGGCTATATCACGTTCACAACTGGCAAAAGAGCTAGAACCGGGCTTACACGCCCTTTTTGGCTTAGAATACAGTCGTTGGGAACAAGAACACGCACAAATCTTTACAGCAGAAAACTCTTCAAGAGCTTTTGAAGAAGAAGTTTTGCTCACTGGGTTTAAAGGTGCAGTTTCAAAATCAGAGGGAAGTGCTGTAAGTTATGACACTTCATCTGAATTATGGACTGCTCGTTACACTCACGAAACTGTCGCATTGGCGTTTTCAATCACTGAAGAAGCGGTTGAAGATAATCTTTACGATACGCTTTCAAAAAGATATACTGCGGCTCTTGCTCGTTCAATGGCCTACACTAAGCAAGTTAAAGGTGCTAACGTCCTTAATAACGGATTCAGTTCAAGTTATCCGGGTGGCGATGCGAAAGCATTACTTACTACTGATCACCCTTCACTTGAAGCTGGAGACTTAGCTAATGAGCCATCAACTGCGGCTGATTTATCTGAATCATCCCTAGAATCTGCCTGTATTTCTATAGGCGGATTTGTTGACGACAGAAATATTCCTGTGGCAGTTCAACCTAGAAAATTGGTCATTCCAAAAGATTCTGCTTTCGTAGCACAAAGAATCCTGAAGAGTGAACTTAGGGTTGGCACTGCTGACAATGATATCAATGCAATGAGATCAATGGGTATATTCTCAGATGGTTATACTGTGAATCATTACTTAACTGATACCGATGCTTGGTTCATTCTCACAGATCTTGGCGGTTCGGGACTTAAAATGTTCCAAAGACGACCGTTAAAGACTGCAATGGAACCAGATTTTGAAACAGGAAACATGCGTTTCAAGGCTTCTGAAAGATATTCTTTCGGATGGTCTGACTGGAGATCCATATTTGGATCACCGGGAGCGTAGAGAGTACAAATAGGAGGGCGAAAATTAATTTCGCCCTTTTATCTTAATACTAGGATTAACTAATTATACCAACTGCCCTAGCAGACAATCGTAGAAGCGATGGTATGATTTAACTACGGAGAATTATTATGGCTAATACAACATTTAGCGGCCCTATTCGTTCAGAGAACGGGGTTAAGCTAGTTAGCAAGAATACTACTTCCGGTTTAATATCAGACAGAACAGTCGGGGATTTTCCCAAAGATACTAGACGATATTATCTGGAAGAATACTTTAAGAAAAGACCCGGTCTTAATGCTAACCTAGACCAAGCGTCTACGGTTGAAGTTCAAAGGACTTTGAATCAAGACTTTGCAGTAATAGATGCTGCAAGTAACATGACTTCAGCGTTAGTTACTTTTCCTGCTACTTCATCTGGAGTCCTATGTACAACAGCAGGTGCAGATCAGGATCAGGCAATTATTAAACCACATTTGGATAATGATGGAACAGCAGACACTGGAGCAATTACAGCTTGGAGTGGAGTTCAATGGGGAACTGAAAATGAAGTGCATTGGGAAACTTCAATTATGCTACCTGCACTTGATAACCAAAAAGTTTGGTGTGGATTAAAATTAACTAATGACCAATTAGTTGCAACTGATGCTAACCAAGCTTTCTTTAAATATCAAACAGATGCTACAAACAGTGAAGCATTTAGTGATTATAGCTTGTGGCACTTTGTTCATAGTATTGGTGATACTGATTATATCAGTGCACTGCCAATTACTGTTGCGGCAAATACGCCTTATCACTTTAAAATTAAAATTGACAGTAATAGAAAAGCAAGTATTTTTGTAAACGGTGAACAGTATAATGTTACAACTACTTCCGGTTCTACTGGTGGTACGGCTGTAACAAAAGGTACTACTCCAACAGCAGCGTTAACTGACGATGTTGATTTCATTCCTTACAATGGAATTGAAGCTGGAGCAGGTGCTGCTGAAGCACTTAATACTCATTTTATTGCAATGAGTAGACTAGTATACGAGTAAACAATAATGGCTAGGGTGTAAAAGCCCTAGCCTTTTTATAGGAGGAAATAAATGGCTGATACAGTAACAGGTTCAACAACGCTTTTTGAATCCGACAAAAAAGTCGTAG